TTCTTGCAGTTGTGCTTGCTTCTAAAGCCACGATCGACAAGCTATCAACAACCGCTCCGTCGTTTCCAGAACAATCAACTAAAACTACATATCCAGCAGGTGCAGGAGTGTTGTAATCAGTTGCCGACGTTAGACCTGCCGTGCCACCAATTGTCGCGAATGAATGCAGTGGTCTATCGACCAACAGAGGCATTTTGTTTGAACTACTCGTTGCCATTTAATTAACCATCTATAGAAAGTTTACTGAGAATTCAATATCGGAAGATCTCAATTAGACAGGAGAGATATCCCTGAGAGGTCCGGTATTCATCAACCCAACAGAAGTACTCATCCCTTTTCTTCTTGATTTACTATTTACTGGCTTTACTTTTCCTGGCTTTTCAATTGGAACTGGAGGAGGATCAAATGAAGCACCCCTTTGGTTAGGTCTTGTAAATGTAGGCGTTTCATTGTTAACGATCTGTTCACCATCACCATATGGATTCTTTCTGACTACTTGGTCGCCTTGCATCGAACCAGCAGGATCTGCTGGAGCTGGTACTGGCTGGAACGATCTTATATTCTGAGGATTGTTAGGTACTCCACCTTTAGATCCAGCAAGATAATTATTAACTTCTCTTTCTTCCTGCCTATTGATGTACCACTCATTTGGTCGGAAAGATCTTTTAGCACCTTCTTTGTACTTCATGTGCTCGGCTTTTTTTGTCATACCACAGATCCTCCGCCAAGAGTTCTAGCTAGATAACTTGGTACTCTTCCTTTAGTAAATGATGTGATCAACTCATCTGCTGGGTTAGGGACATTGCCGGGCTGTCCTCCAGGGGCAGGTAATTCTAATCCTGAATCTCCACCAATCTGTGGTTGCATATTTGAATTAAATGCTGGATTAAAATCATCTTCTGTTGTCGTTTTCGCTGATTGAGCCAACATCGTTATTGGATCTGAAAATGCATTCGCTCTATTTGTATCTGCATCAGCTAGTTTTGGTGCAAACTCTAATCCGCCCTCAGACTGGTTTGGATACATGCCTGAAATATCTGCTTTCTCTTGTGATACCGCCTCGCTCTGCGTGAACTGCTCATCTCTTGTTATCTGAGGAGCTGGTTGAATTTGAGGTGTACCTTCGACTGCTTGTCTTGGATCGAAAGACTGATCACTTGCTTGTCCTTGACCTTGAAAATGCTTAGCTAATGCATAGCCTCCAACTCCAGCAACTAACGCTGGTATTGGTTTTCCATCACTTAAAGCTAGTCCTGCTGCTGCTGATAAAACACCTGCTCCCATTGGATCAAGTTTATTGCCATGCTGCTGCATTAAAGCTGTCATGTTTGACTGCTGATTTCTTGCACGGTCAGCGGCAGGATTAGTAGTAGGCGCTTCTGACTGCCCATCCCCGCTCTGACTTGGTGCTCCTTCTATATTTCTTTCAGCTCCTTCAATATCTACAATTTTATTTTTAGGAGCAAATTCCATTCGACCATCAAATGTTTCCTCCTCCTCTTTTGTTTCGTTCCAAGCTCCTGCTCCATAAGTATTGAAGCTGCCTGTAGTAGGTCTATTAAAAAACATTGATTACCTCCAGTTTTGTGATCCAACGGCTTGGGCAATTCTTGTTCCAACTGCTGTATCAGCCGGACCTTTAACTGCCATGATAAATTCAGACCCAGATCGATCGAATGCGTATCTTCTTACCTCGTCTCGTCGATAGTTAGCTACATACAGAGTTTCAGCTAAACGATCAACTTCTCTGAGGTACACCTCTCGATAGGTCTTATCTGCCTTAATAGGGTCTGACTGCATGATCTGCCTGTCAGTATCCCCAGTAATCCGTTGGACCATATTGGGCTGTGGAGCACTCTCAGTCTTGAAGATCTGAGAAAGCCTGTAGACCTTATCGCAACGATTTAGATGCTCAATGATTCGCTCATAGAAATAACTATCAGGAACCCGAGCCATTGCTTCTTCTAAACGAGCAATATCACCGGCAGGCAAATTTGCTCCGACGTTATAGCCAAGATGGAACCTTGCACGGCTTTTGTCGTAGTCGTTAAGTTCCAACCGTAAATAAAAGCGACTTTCGCTTTATTCTAGGCAATGTAGATGAGGTCTTCTTTAAATACCTGTTCCCAGTCAACTCTTGCGATCTTTTTAAGTTGATCTAATTTTGAGAATCTTTCTGCCGGTAAAGATAGTCTTAGTTCGATAATCTTTTTAGCAGTTGCATATCCAATACCTTTAACTTGCTTTGCCAATGCTTCTGCTGTAGCAGCATTCACATTGAGCCTTGTATCCATTGGGATTACTGCTTCTGGGATTTTATCCTCATCTTTTTCTTCCATGACAACTGGTTCAACCTTCTGACCCGTTCGACCTTTGTTTGCTTCGTAAGATACAAGATCATCTAAAGCAACGTATTGAACTACGCCTGTCGCATTCTTGACCATTGCCCAGTCTTTGTCGTGATGTCCAATGAACTCGACAACCTGACCGTTTCTTTGATTTTGATATAACGCCATAAATAAAAAAAGAGCACCCCTAAGAGATGCTCTTATTGTAGTGAGAAAACCTAGTAATTTAGGTCTCTGTGATGAATGGGATGTATGTATCATCCAATCCAGCGACATCATCGTCTATGAAGTATGAGACTTCAACGATGATTGGTGTACCACCAGTTTGTGTAGAAGATAAAGCACTTCCAGCAGCATTACCTGCTGCATTACGAACGTAGACCTTAAGAGTCTCAGCTCCTGAAAGAATTGCTGCGGTTACGATTCCTTTCTTCGCAGATGTTGGTGCAATGGTAGTAGCAGCAACTGCAATTGTTGGAGATGAAACAACACTTGTTGTAATGCTTCCAGCCGCCGAAGCAGCAGCATCTTTTACAGCAATTGTGTCTGTGTTAGTACCAACTAGACCAGAAGCAGCAGAGCCGACTCCAAGATCTTTACGCATATCAGGAACACGAATACCTACGTGGTATACGCTTGCTCCTGCTGGAACTGTTAGTCCTGTGATGTTGGCACGAACTTTGTCGTCGCCACGCATGTCAGGGCTAGGTATGGTGATTGCAAATTCAGTAGCTCCTGTAGAAGTTACTAATGCATAACCAACCTGATGGTAATAAACACGACCTGGGCAAGCCACAACTGGCTGGCCTTGGTAACTACTTAAGTTTGTGACCCAGTTACCGGGGTATATCTTTTTAGCCATTATTAGTTACCTCCTCAATATACGAATGAGTAAGCAACGGTAATGAAGTCCTTATTAAGAATTTCAAAACCAGCAAAGAGACTCCAAATCATAATGATGAATCTTGAGAAGTCATCATTGTTATTAAGAAGAATCTGTGCATTGTTACCACCAATACCTACACCAACTGCCTGTGGTCCGAAGAACAACATTGGAGCAATTGTATAGTTAGCAGCACCAGCACCACCAGGGGCGACAGCGATACTTGCATTGATAGTCTTCTCAGGCAAGTTGGTTGATTCGAACCATCTTACGCCTTCGAACAAAAATCCTGTCGGCATGACAGGCTGTCCGGCAACGAAGCCAGCTTGTCCATAAGCTGGACCCATTCCTTGGAAGAAGTTAGCGTTAGGTGCCTCGGATGGATTCATGGGGTTAACCATTCCATTCCCAGCGTACCGAGCTATCTCACGGAAAGCATCATTTTGCAGTAGCCGTTCACATCGCTTGATATGACTGGCTTTTTGTTACCCCGAAAGCTCTTTATCTCTCGGTTCAATACCTTTTCAATCGGTATTGCTCAGACTATATCATCACAGCTTTGTTTCTTTTGGAAACTAGTTCTGCGGAGGGGACTCGTGGAGATTTTACTCAGTTACCTGTCGATCTCTAGTCGTTGAACCTTCCAACTTGTAGGTTGGCTTGGCTGCTGATCACCCAGTTATAGGGGGCTTCCAGCAATTCACCCTCTTCTCACTTATCAATTACTTAATAAGGGCGCAAATGATGTGCTTCGTGCAAATTTTCTAATGTTGTTTGCACTAACTACCTTTAGTAGGCAGTAAGACTCATTATGTCTACGCAGGTGCATCATCGCCGTCGGATCGGCTATACATCTGTAGTATCCGTCTGAGAACGTCGGAACGTTTCTCTTACGCATATCCTTGACGACCTGAAGCAGGTCTGTCTTTACGTCGAACTTAGCTGAAACCCCTGCACCATATGTGTAGATTGGGTTACCACCAGCTTTTGCAGC